ATGCCATTCGTACAGACAAGCACCCCACCTAGGACACCTCCCTGCCAGTTGTTAGTAGTACCTGCCAGTGTAGTGTATGCACCAGATGATCTGGTAACAGTGCTATGGGTTGTCCCATCGATCTTAAAAAGACCTGTCAATCCTCCATATATCCACAAGTCTGTAGAACCTTGTAGCCAGCTAATTGCCCAGTAGGGAGCAGCACTGGGTGTTCCTAGTACTCGAGAATGACCTAGGATTTTACCAGCCTTGCCATCTATGAAACGAACATTGACACCCTCGTTAAAAAACGTAGGCGGCATATCGTAAGGAGATAAATCTTTATTGACAGAGAAACGACTTTGCCCAGAACCTACTACATCAAAAAGCTGTTTAGCCATTGCCAGTATCCGTTTCCTCTGTCCATACAGTAGAGTCAAACTCTTGCAAAGATATCAAGCTAAAACCATCTTCGGTCAGCAAGTTACCTCCGGCTTCCTGTATAAGACAGAAATTATCAATGACCCAGTTAGTAGTCAATACGCACCTCTGCGGATCATAGCACCGGGATCGCCCTGTATGCTAGTTGTCATAACCGTACCACTGTAACGCGCTGCTTCTTCTGCACGTTGCACATCGTCTAATGCTTTCTGGAACACAGAACCAAACCTGTTTGTCTGCTCTGTATCGTTAAGGTAGATAGCTCCTTCTAGGCAGGAACCAAAGAGGTACAAACTTGGGTACTCCGCTAATACATCATTGGTCGTTACATTGTCACTCAAAGAACGAAGCTGTGAGTAATAGTTTATGCTGATAGTGTATGCTGCATCTGGTGTAGGAGTAAGTTTAAGATCGTTACCTAGGTTTGTATATGCCCTAGGTTGTCCGCTCAATATCGTTCCGTACTCCCTGCTAACAGACTCAGGCGAAAGATATCTCAGGGCGTGACTCTGAGAGTTACTATCGTAAGTGATGTTGCGAAGCTCTATAAGGTCACTGGGGAGATCGTAGAAAGCTTGTCCTGCTGTGGTAGTGGTGGTAGCCCTTACCATATTAGCACGTACTCTTAGCTCTCTGTTCAGCCTATTCTCTGTTAGAGTGATAAACGTAGGGATCAATGTTGTAAGATCATCCCTGTTGAGATAATTTGCTACAGTAGCCTGTAGCTCTGAGTACGTGGATAGAGCCATTACAGATGGCTTTCATGTGTGCGGAAAAACCGATTTTCAGGATCATTCAGAAGCTGTTTGATCTTGGGCCAATCGTTTTTATTCATTATGTCAACGCCAAGCTCGCGTTTCCATTTTTCAATGACAACCAACGGAATGCTTGCAACTTTACGCATACCGTTGTTTGCTTGGGTTCCGTACATAGAGTCGTTGTTAAGTTCTTTCTTGTTAAGCTCTAGCAACGGTGCTACGTCCTGCACATTTTCTAAGACAACATTGTCCGTGCTGTGGTCGTAGTTGAATTTGGTTTTAACTGGATCGTTCATCTTTTGCCTCTTAGTTAGAACGGGGGAGAACAGGATGCTCTCCCCCTTTAGTCCTAGCCTTACGACAGATCGTAGACTGCGCCGAGAGCTTTCTCGTTCTTGACAACAAGAGTATGCTCAGCAATGATCGCCCGCTGCTCGCCATCAGACGTGCTAGCAACTTCCCGCTGGAAGAAAGGACGAAGATATGCAATTGCATAGTACTCAGGATCAAGCAGCCAAACGTCACGGCTACGCTGGAAGCGGTTAGGAACCACTGCCATTTCACCGAAGTCACTGACGTACACGTCCATACCACCAATGATCCGCTGATCACCGGCTTCAATACGGTTAGACGCACCGCCCGTAGCACCAACACCAACAAAGCTGGAGAAGGTCTGCTTCTGCGAGGGAGCCATCATCAGATACTTGATGTCGGCACCTTCATCAAAGGCGCTAAGAATAGACGACTTCAACAGAGATTCAGTAAAGGTACGAGCCGTACCGTCAGTACGGGCAGTACCGTTACCAGCACCCGAACCACCTGATCCAGCACTGACGTTGGTAGCTACCCAAGAAGTAAGCGAGCCAAGCTTACGAACAGTGGTGTCCGCAGCCATCGCCGTTTTGCTCTGGTTGACGCCAACATACGCACGTTCCATATCACGCTTCAGTTCTTTAGCGCGTTTGGACATCTGGTACGCAAGCTCTTCTTTACGACCAGCTTTGGATACAGCGTCCAGAGTACCAGAAACGAGCGTCGTTTTCAGGCTGATCTGGCAGATGTTGCCAAGGCGAGACGTGGCAGCCGGCTCAGCAGCAGCGAGCGTCGAGCCTTCTTCCGCAAAGTTGTCAGCAGCGTCCGCAAGCGAATCTGTCTGCCATTCGTGATTAACCGCAACCGCATCTTCACGACCACCCATTGACATAAATGGGGTATCAGTCGGGGAGATATCGTAGATTACATTCTCAAGGTCTTCACGAAGACCCTTTGCTGAGAACGTAACAAACACACCAGTAGGCTGTGCCATAGTTTAGTTCCTTTCAAGGTTAAGTGATAAAGTCCAACAAAACATTTGCAGCATCTCGCTGACTACCTGTTTTTGCAAGTCTCTCTCGCTTAGCCTGAACTTCCCTACGTGAGCGTTGAGCTTTTGTTCTGGGAGTTCCGGCTTTCACAACCTTTGGAGCGGTCTTTTTAGATTTCTTAGCTGGCCCCGTAGAAGCCTTGTCCTGCATCATAGCTTTGTGCAGCACCATGATAACACGGTGGTCAGCTATTCCATCAACTTCCTGTGGAGAAAAACCTAACCCAAGGGCGTAGTTACGCACATCGTCCTTAAAGTTAGAGTCTGGATCAGAATACTGGGGCAACGCCTGTGCAAGAAGTTCAGCTTCTTTCTGAATCTTCTCTTGCAAAATTTGTCCCATTTCTGATTCAGTCTGCTGCTGAACTCGCACTCGCTCGTTCTGCAACTCAGAAATCTTCTCCTTTGTTTCTTGGTACTCCAGACGCTTCTCCATGTACTCCATTGGATCGTTGTCTTTAAGCTCAGCCCAGTTTACGTTCTCAAAGCGTTGTAGCTCTAAGTTCTGGTTCTGTGCCATGTTACCAAGAATTTGAGCATATTGCTCTCGCTCCTGTTGAACGGCTTGGAGATTAGCTTCATAAGCTTTTCTCTGTTCCGCTAGAGACTGCGATTTACGGGTATAATCCGCTTGCCGCTGATAGCCGTTTCGCAACTCATCAAGATTAACCTCAACTTCTTCACCATCAACTTTAACGGTGTAGCTTGGAGAGGTTTCTATCTCAGCTACTTCTTCGTCTACCTCGTAGTCAATTTCCTCATACTCTGTTTCATCTTCCGTCGCTTCATATTCCTCTTCAGCGGCTTCTGTTTCATACTCTTCAGACTCTGAGGGGGCTTCGATAGTTTGTTCTGGATTGGTGTCTTCATCACTTCCAAACATGACATCGAACATGTTAAGCTTTGGCTCGGTGACTTCCCCTTCGGGATTGGTCTGTGCCTCACTCATTTGTCGTTACCTTTCTGTGTTTTCTATTTTGTAATCGTCCATAACAGCTTTGAGATCATCTATTACAGAACCCAGAGCTTGTAGTTTCATCCAGCAGTTTTCTCGCTCTTGTGTAGATTGAGACATTCTCCACTGGATTACCAAGTCATTGGTGAGCCTTTCTATGGTAATTTTGAAAGCTTCGTTGTCTAGTATTAGACCTGCTTGGTATGCCTGTTCAGTAGGGTTCATTTGTGCTTCTGCATATACCCTTCAGTACCGGCGTACTTAGAGTTGCCGTAGATGTCTCCACCCATGCGATTACCACCGGGCTTAGGCGGCGCAGTGTTACCACCCTTAGAGGGGACAGGGCGGTTACCGACTTTGCCCATCTTAGGGCTAGCATATTCTTTCATAATTTTTCCTTTGTTACCATTTTTTGCAAGACCAATATCTTGCACTGAGTTTAGAAGGGGGGCTAGTATCGCACTTGTGTCTGGCCCTGAAGCTTTTTCTACGTTTAGGCTGATCTTTTTTAATGCTCATATTAGGATCACCAAAACGAACCAGTTTCACAGTGTCTCCTTTTTTTGCCAAGACTGCAAACTTCTTGTTCTTACCGGGAGTTCTCTTAGGTTTGTTGTACCCGGAGAACTTTTCTCCTCTGTATGTAATCATGTCTTAATCAGGAAATTGATGGGCTGGAGTTTAATTACATCTGTGCCTGTTGCGGCAGTAGCAGTTACAGAAGTACCTAGGACAAAGCTGGTTCCTACACCTACAGGAGAGAATGTTCTAAAGTCAGGCACCAAGAAGTTTGAACCACTTGTGCCAAAGGTGTTACCTATTACGTTATACAATGCAGCGTAGGTAGAAGTAGAAAATGCAGAACCATCGCACAGTAGAAAATCGTTAATACCACTGATGGTCTGTGTAGTAGGTATGCTGTTACTAGCATACATCACTATAGAACCTACCGGAAAGCCTAGCTTGTTAAGCTGATCAGACGTTTGACTAACGGCTGTAGTACTAAGATTAGGAAATTGTGTCTGAAGAACAGACTTAACTAATCGAAGATGATCGTCTCCCTCGGACACAGGATCGCTGGCACTTGGGTTTGAAGAGTTAAGCTGGCTAATATAGCTAGCAGATTCTACAGTCATGTCTTACTCCGTTAAGCTTATTTTAGCATGTTTATGTTTAATTGTCAAGAAGTACAGGCCAATCATAAAGAATACCTGACTTCGTAATACTATCATCATCTTCAACTGTATACGTTACGAACAACGCAGCTACTGCATCTGTATCAGCGGCACCAGCGATAGCGTCTTCCATCTCAGTCGCCTTGGCCCGGATTGCATCACGCCATGTCTGAATATTAGCGGGTACTGCTACAGCAGTGTCCACCTTGCGTACCAATGCCCAATCGGTTTGGGACAGGAGTGACCCTTGTTGTGACCGTACCTCTGCGATCAGGTTCGACTTGACGCCCTTGGTAACCACCTGAACGCCGTCGTCATCCAGCAGAGGATCGCCGTTCTCGTCTACCTCGTTGATGTCGTCCAGCGGCTTGGCTGTACTGGTAACCGTGCCGTCATCGTTGTAACTCCAGTTATACAGTACACTGTTGGGATGCGGCTGCTGTACGATCTCGGTGATGCCAATCGCTGTTTTCTGCTCTGCCGAGTATGTGTACCAGCTACCGGGATGTGTAGCGCCATCTGCGTCAGTGAACTGCTGACCGGGGCGGATGGTTTTGCCATTGCATTTATAAATTGATGTCATTTATTTTTCCTTATCTTGCTGTAGCTGGTGCAACGCCGACACCGCCGAATGGATGTTCTGCGAAGGCCATGTAGATGTATGTGCTGCCAGAAGCATTCATGCCGCCGTTGCCTTTCCGAAGCTTGAAACCGTTGCTTAAAAAATCAAGATTATTGTCCGTAGTCAGGATGCTTTCTGTGTTGCTGCTGTTTGGTTCAAGTTTGTGATTAGCGACATTGTATGGATCACGCTGATTATCATATAACTGCCACTCTTGTGTTGTGTTTGTGCGTTTCAGAAGGACAAGTGCAGGTTTGAATCCCGTGTACACAAAAGGACCATCTGTCGATCCATTGCCCGTGTAACTCCCGAAGCTGCTATAGCCGGGAACTTCTGCGAAGCAGTAGGCAATATAGTCGTTGCCAGTTACGTTCAGACCTTCGGTATAGTTAGTATAAAATACTGTAGAAGTTGGAGACGAAAGCGTCCCATTTGCAGACTTATCTGACGTAGCAGCAGTAGTATTCAATCGCAGTATATTAGATGCTGCTAAAGAAGTGTGCTGGACAGCCCATGCCCCGCTATCTCCAGCTGTGCTATCTAAGCTTTTAGATATTACTACTGAAGGAGCTATCCCCAAACCGTGACCAACGGTAGCTGATCCTGTTGTTGATAAGCTTCCTGCATATTTAACAATACTAAACCCAGACGTGGTATTAGTACTTACAGTGCTGGTTATATCGCCATCAGTGTTGCTGCTGCCAGTGGTGTTATCTGCAAGCCAATTCCATGCGACGTATGTGTTTGTGCCGTTATTCAACCCATTGTGCGTACCAACCGTGAAACCGTCGCTATCAAATGACGTTATACCCTGCGCCTGTGTAAATTCTGCGTTGGTTGCGTTGCTGAGAATCTGTTTTGTAGAGCCACGAACAACATCCATTAGCCGGTGGTTGTCCGCAAGACTGCGTGGCTTGCCCCATACAAAATCAGGCTGAAATCCTACGCCAGTGACGCTAAAGGCTGTTCCAGAATTACCCGTGAATAATACGGGATTAAAATACGCTGACCCATCTTTGATCGATGGTGTGGGGAGGTTGGCGGTGCAAAGAGTTTTGTAAGAGCTATCAGTAGGTGTGTATCCGCTTTGACCAAAATCTGACAAAGTATCACCGCCAGAAGTTGTAAAGTGATCTTGCGCTGGCTTCCATCGTCCTGTTAATCCAGTTACAGCAACACCTTGTGCTGAACCATTGTGCCAAAAACTTAACGCACCGTTATCAGCATCCCAACCAACTTCAATTATATCACCGTCTGCCCAAGTTGCTCCATAAGCTGAGTTTGATCCTTGACTAGCAGAAAAGAAACGACCGTCTGCGCCGTAGCCTTCTCCTGTGCCACCGGCACG